GACTTACGGGTTAACAGATGCCGATCTTGAACTTCTAATATTTTTAGATTGTCAAAAACGGTTTACAAGACAAGAATTTATTGATGGTACTTACACCATGAGCTGGGATAAAACTCGGTGGGACAAACTAAGGAAGTTAGGCTGGATTGAAGTGTGGAGACACAGGAATAGAACAACGATAAAGTACTCAGTATTTAAAACATCGTTTAAATGCCAGCAGTTAATAAGTAGAATATACAGAATATTGCTTGGCGAAGAAGATATGCCAACATCTGAAAGAAGTGTATTTTACAATAACAAAACATATACTGATAAAGTCTTTAACAAGGCTATTGATGATATGATAAAAGACAAAGATAGATAATGGGATTCAAACTAGGTAGAGGCACGAGAGATATTGCTGTTAACGGCAGAATAATCAAAAAGCATAGGTTTGGCAAAGAAGGTGGAGATCCACAGGCTTCAGTGCCAGGTACTCCTGTTATCAGAAAAGATTTAGGCGAAGGAATACTAGGCGAAGCTAATATGGATGGTTCTATATACATTAGCGACAAGTTAGTTCCTGGCAGCGCTGAAGAAAGACAAGTTATCAACCATGAAATGAGACACGCTACAGACATGAAAGTAGGTAAGCTTGCTTATGGTGATGATTATATAAAATACAACGGTGAAACGTTTATGCGTCAAACTATCAACGGAAAAGATATGATTAATGTTGATGGGCAATGGAAAGAAGCTGGTGACGGTGGTTTTCCTTGGGAAAACGATGCTAATAATGGAAACGAACATTAATATGATACAGAATATAATGGGAGGGCTTTTAGGTAAAGTCTTAGACAATGCAGAAGGAATACTCGACAAGGTTATCACGACAGATAAAGAAAGAGATCAAGCAAAGCTGGCTCTCAAGAAGCTACTCTTGGAAGCAGAAAAGGAAGCGTTTGCAAAAGAGGTCGAAGATCGCAAGTCTGCAAGAGATATGTATAAGGACGATGCTGTTATTCAAAAAGTATTAGCAACGTTATTTACTATAGCTTATTTTGGCATTACATTTATAATGTTCAATTATTTTGTAACTAAGAGTATAGATCTTGGTGAATTTGAAATAAGTTTTATATCAAGCATCTTTGGTGCAATGAGTGCTAAGGTAAATACAATAATAGACTTCTTCTTCGGTGGAAGCTCAAAGAAAAACGAACAAATAAACAATAAATAAAGTTATGAGAAATTTTACAATAGAAAAGCAGTTAACTATAGCAGCTTCAAAACAACACACTGCCTTTAGTAGCGGCGACCTTATGGTTGATTGGACGGCTTTGCAGATACCAAAAGGCGCTTGTAAACTAGTAAGTGCGACGTCATTAGTTAGACCAAAAGGAGATGCCAGCCCAACAGATAACAATCTTGGTTTTACTCTATTGTTTTCAAAAACAAATACAGTTTCTTTAGGAACTGTAAATGACGCTGTAGCCCCCAGACCTAGTAATGATATTATTGGAGTAATATCTTTTGACAGTCTTAGCTACGGTCCAACATCACTAGTAAGTACTGCTGTAGCTACAATAGGTAATGACATTTCTAATCCAACTCCACCGTTAGTTCTTCAAGGCGATCCAACTACAGGTGACAACGTGGGTTTTGACGAAATATATGTAGCTATGGTTGCAGAAGGTAGTTTTGATTTTACAAGTATTAACGCTGTTAATGAAGCTAGTTTTAATGCAGGAGCTCAAACAGTTATTACAATGGACGGTACTGGTATGGATGTACGTGAGCATTTTGCGATTGGTGATATTTTGCATGCTCAAGACGATGCTGTTTTAGGTACCGTTGCTAGCGTAGACAGTGCTACTCAACTAACATTAACTGCAGCTAATACAGCTGCTATAGCAGAAGATGATATTATCTACAACATAAATCCTGTTAAAATTATACTAGGATTTGAAAAATAAAAAACAACAATTAACTTAAATTAAATTAAATTATGGCAAAAAGAAAGACGGCAAAGGTCAAAGACCTTAGGCCAAGTAAAATCAATGATGAGCAACTAAAAGAAGTTCAAAGCGTTATAAACGCATCAAATCAAATCAAGCTAGAAGTAGGTAACATAGCCGCTAGAAAGCACATGCTACTTCACGAGCTTGACAATGTCAACAAAAAGCTGTCTGAGCTTAACGCTGCTTTAGAAAAAGAGTACGGTAAAGTTGATATTGACATTAATACTGGAGACATTAAATACTCAGAAGATGAGCAAGCTGATTCGTAAAATAACAATCGGTAAAGACTACAAAATTGACGCCATGCACTATTCTGTTGGACAGGATGTGTATGGTGGTCATACTATTTGTGACATTATAGAAGAAGACGACAAGTACTCTATATACATCAAGAAAAATAAAGATGTATTACCGTGGAAAGATTTTAATAAGAATATGGCTATATCTATTGAGTATAATTTAGAGTATTAGTGAAAACACCGTTTAATTTTATTATTGAGCCTAAAGGTACTAGGTACAACAACACTGCTAAGGTAGAAGATAAAGATTTAATTTTAAACTCTGAAATACAAAACCACGAGTTTGTTAATAGAGAAGCTATAATAAAAGCTGTTCCTACAGCGTTTGACACTAAGATTAAAGTTGGTGATACTGTAATAGTACATCATAACGTGTTTAGAAGATGGTACAATGCTAAAGGTGAAGAAAAAAACAGCAAAGCTTTTATTGACGAAACTACTTACGTGGTTAGTTTAGATCAAGTGTTCTTGTACAAGTCAAAAGACAAGTGGAGAGCTGTTGATGGTTTTTGCTTCGTAAAGCCTATTAAGCAAAAAGACAAGCTAAATCAAGAAATAGAACAAAGTTGTGTTGGTATTGTAAAATATACAGACGGAGTTAATAGTATTGGAGAGCTCGTAGGTTTCACGCCTTTCTCTACTTACGAGTTTATAATAGAAGGCCAAAAGCTTTATAGAGTCTATAATAAGTTTATTACAATTAAGTATGAATATCAAGGAGACGAAGAAGAGTATAATCCAAGCTGGGCATAGAGCAGTTGAAGAGCTTATCAAAGTAGCTAAAGAAGCTATTGTTGATAGTGGTGATGATATTACGGCTGATAGGCTTAAAAACGCTGCCGCTACTAAAAAGCTAGCTATATTTGATGCTTTTGAAATACTCAACCGTATTCAAGAAGAAGAAAACTTATTAGAAGGTAAAGAGCCGGAAAAGAAAGAAGAAAGAGTGTTTAAAGGCTTTGCTGAAGGAAGATCTAAATGAGTTACGAGCAAACGCTATATAAAATAGTTGAACCTATTAAAAAGACTACTTTAAGTAGACTTAATAAAGGTAAGAAATGGGATTACGGCTACAATAAAGAACATGATATTGTAGTTATATCTAAAACTGGCCAAATAGGTGATGTCTATGAAATACAAGGCTTACAAATAGCTTTACCTAAACAACCTAAAAAAGTACATAGCAACGAGCAAGATAAGTGGAAGCAGTTAGACAAACCAAAGCTGTTAGATAAGATTAAAACTATATTTGACTGGAAAGCATATCCAGACGAACAAAAAGAACAATGGTACGATTATATAGATGAAGAATTCAAAAGGCGTGACGAAGGTTTCTGGTTTCAGAATGCTAGTGTTCCAACTTATATTACAGGAACTCACTATATGTACCTCCAATGGAGCAAGATAGATGTAGGTGCTCCAGACTTTCGCGAAGCTAATAGATTGTTTTTTATATTTTGGGAAGCTTGTAAGGCTGACAAAAGATGTTACGGCATGTGTTATCTTAAAAATAGACGTTCTGGGTTTTCTTTTATGAGCTCTGCTGAAACCGTTAACTTAGCTACAATATCGAGTGATAGTAGATATGGAATACTATCCAAGAGTGGTGGTGATGCTAAGAAGATGTTTACTGACAAGGTCGTGCCTATATCAATAAATTATCCTTTTTTCTTTAAACCTATTCAAGATGGTATGGACAGACCAAAGTCTGAGCTAGCATATCGCGTACCAGCGAGTAAGTTTACTCGTAAAAAAATAGAGGTTAATGAGAAGCTAGAAGAGATAAAAGGTTTAGATACGACGATTGATTGGAAAAACACTGGTGACAACAGTTATGATGGTGAAAAATTATCACTGCTAGTTCACGATGAGAGTGGTAAGTGGGAAAGGCCGGATAATATACTAAACAACTGGCGAGTTACAAAAACTTGTCTTAGATTAGGTAGTAGAATTATTGGTAAGTGTATGATGGGATCAACATCTAATGCTTTAGACAAAGGTGGTGATAACTTCAAAAGATTGTATAACGATAGTGATGTAACTCGAAGAAATAAAAATGGTCAAACAAAATCTGGTTTATATGCTTTGTTTATTCCAATGGAGTGGAACTTTGAAGGATTTATTGACGAATATGGACGACCTGTCTTCACTACTCCAAGACGAGATGTTCATGGACCAGACAGTGAATTAATAGACGTAGGCGTTATAGATAATTGGAACAACGAAGTAGAAGGCTTAAAAGAGGATCAAGACGCGCTAAACGAGTTTTACAGGCAGTTTCCTAGAACAGAAGAGCACGCTTTTAGAGACGAAACGAAAAACAGTATATTTAATTTAGTTAAAATATACGAGCAAATAGATTATAATGAAGGAATAGGAAATAGCTCTGTTTACAATACTGGTAATTTTCAGTGGGTAAATGGAGTTAAGGACACAGCTGTAGTTTTTAATCCTGACCCAAAAGGAAGGTTTAACATAAGCTGGACACCTCAGCCTAGACTTCAAAACAATGTAATAATAAAAAATGGTATTAAGTACCCTGGTAACGAGCATATGGGCGCCTTTGGCTGCGATAGTTATGATATTAGTGGTACTGTTGATGGTAGAGGATCCAACGGATCTCTTCATGGACTAACGAAGTTTAGTATGGAAGACGCTCCGCCAAACCACTTTTTTTTAGAATATATTGCTAGACCACAAACCGCTGAAATATTTTTTGAAGATATACTAATGGCTTGCATATTTTACGGTATGCCATTGTTAGCAGAAAATAACAAACCAAGATTACTTTACTACTTTAAGCGAAGAGGTTATAGAGGTTTTAGTATGAATAGACCAGATAAAGTTTGGAATAAGCTAAGTACCGCTGAAAAAGAAATAGGTGGTATACCTAACTCTAGTGAAGATATAAAGCAAGCTCACGCTGCAGCTATAGAAATGTATATCAATGATCACGTAGGTCACTTAGACGAAGGAGTGTATGGTAACATATATTTCAATAGAACTTTAAATGATTGGGCTAAGTTTGATATAAACAAAAGAACTAAGTTTGATGCCGCTATAAGCTCTGGTTTAGCTATAATGGCTTGCAATCGTCACCTTTACAGACCACATGCGGATATTAAAAGACCGCAAGTAAACGTAAGTATATCTAAATATTCTAACCAAGGTGGAATATCAAAAATAATAAAATAAAAGTATGGCAGAGTCTGTTATAAAGAGTTATTTTCCAAGCCAAGTAGTTAGCGATGCTGAAAAGCTAAGTTACGACTACGGCTTAAAAGTTGCTAAAGCGATCGAAACAGAGTGGTTTAACAACGATAGAAACCACAATAGGTATCAAAACAATTTTAACAACTATCATAACTTAAGGTTATACGCTAGAGGAGAGCAGTCTATACAAAAGTATAAAGACGAACTTTCTATAAATGGTGACTTAAGCTACTTAAACCTTGATTGGACACCCGTGCCTATTATCCCTAAGTTTGTAGATATAGTTGTAAATGGACTTTCTAATAGATCTTTTGACATAAAAGCTTACTCACAGGATCCTTACGGCGTAGCTAAACGAACAGAGTACATGGAAAGTGTACTTGGAGATATGGCTACTAAAGAGATGAATGACTTTGCGGCTGAAGAGTTTGGTATAAACCTTTATCAAAACGATCCAGCTACATTACCTGAAACTCAAGAAGAACTAGAGTTGCACATGCAGTTAACTTATAAGCAAGCTGTAGAATTAGCGGAAGAGCAAGCTATAAATGTTTTACTTGATGGCAATAATTACGATTTAATTAAAAAACAGCTTTACTACGATTTAACTGTACTTGGTATCGCTGCTGTAAAAACAGATTTTAACACTTCAGAAGGAGTTACAATAAAATATGTAGATCCTGCGGACATAGTTTACTCTTACACTGATTCACCTTACTTTGATGATTTGTATTACGTTGGAGAAGTAAAGACTATACCTATAAACGAGCTAGCTAAAGAGTTTCCTCATTTAACCCACGAAGATTTAGAAGAAATACAGAATAGTGCTGACGTGCAAAAGTCTAACAGCCAGTATAGCGGCGTAGGCTACGAAGATACAGATAAGAATAAAGTTCAGGTTTTATATTTCAATTATAAAACATACATGAACGAAGTTTACAAAGTAAAAGAAACAGGTTCTGGCGCTAGTAAGCTTATTGAAAAAGACGACACGTTTGATCCGCCACAAGAAGCTACTGACTATAGTAAACTACAAAGATCTATAGAGTGCCTATATGAAGGCGCTATGGTTCTTGGCACAAAGAAGTTGTTAAAATGGCAGATGGCTAAAAATATGATGAGGCCAAAAAGTGATTTTACTAAAGTTAAAATGAACTACAATATAGTAGCTCCTCGTATGTATAAAGGTAGAATAGAATCTTTAGTAAAACGTATTACAGGATTTGCTGATATGATACAACTGACACACTTGAAGCTGCAGCAAGTAATGTCGCGTATGGTTCCAGACGGAGTTTATTTAGACGCTGATGGTTTAGCTGAAATAGACTTAGGTAATGGAACAAACTACAGTCCACAAGAAGCTTTAAACATGTTCTTCCAAACAGGTAGTGTTATTGGTAGATCATTTACTTCTGAGGGCGATATGAATCCTGGTAAAGTACCTATTCAAGAGATTACTTCTGGATCTGGTGGTAACAAGATACAAGCACTAATAGGTAATTATAACTATTACTTACAAATGATACGCGACGTAACCGGGCTTAACGAAGCTCGTGACGGTAGTACGCCTGACGAAAGAGCTTTGCTTGGCGTACAAAAACTGGCGGCAGCAAACTCTAATACAGCGACTAGACATATACTTGATTCAGGTTTATTCTTAACAGCTGAAGTCGCAGAGCAACTGTCATTAAGAATATCTGACATCATAGAATATTCTCCTACAAAAGATGCTTTTATTCAAAGCATTGGTGTACATAATGTTGCTACGCTTGAAGAGATGTCAAACTTACATCTGTATGATTTTGGCATATTCTTAGAGCTTATGCCTGATGAAGAAGAGCAAGCTATATTAGAAAACAATATACAACAAGCGTTAGCTCAGCAAAGTATAGATTTAGAAGATGCTATAGACTTGCGAGACATTAAAAACGTTAAGCTGGCTAATCAACTTCTTAAAATTAGAAGAAAAAAGAAGCTACAAAGAGATCAGCAGATGCAACAGCAAAACATACAAGCTCAAGCACAAGCTAACACTCAACAGCAACAAGCAGCTGCTCAGTTGGAAATACAAAAACAACAAGCGTTAGAGCAGGCTAAAATGCAAACTAAGCAAGTAGAAGCTCAAATGGACGCTCAAAAGCTACAAGCTGAAGCGCAAATTAAATCTCAGCTTATGGCTCAAGAGTTTCAATATAACATGCAGCTTAGACAAATGGATATGCAAAACGTGTTAAGTAGAGAATCTACTAAAGAAGATCGTAAAGATAAAAGAACTAAAATACAAGCTTCACAACAATCAGAGCTTATAGATCAAAGAAAGACGGGTAAACCACCTAAAAACTTTGAATCATCAAGTAATGATACTATTGGAAGTGGATTTGATTTAGGCTCGTTTGAGCCTAGGTAATTTTACTAATTATATAATATTTTATTATGGAAGAAGAAAAAAATGAACAAGTAGTCGATGAGACTACACAAGAAACTGTAGAAACAGTTGATGAAAGTGTATTTGAAAGTGCTGGCGATGACAGCGTTATTAAAGTAAACTTAGACAAACCAATTGAAGATGAAAACCCAGAAGAAACAACAGAAGCTGCAGATGGCTCAGTTGACAACACAGGAGTGGTTGGAAGCGATGAAAGTGCCGACGCCACACCGGAACAAGAAGAAGTACAGCCGGAGGCCGAAACACAAGAGCCAGTACTAGAAGAAGTTGTTGACGAAGAGCCAAGCGAGGCTTTAAAAGAATTAGTTGACGAAGTAGAAGAAGCTGTACAAGAAGCAGAAGCTACAGGAGAGCCTTTACCAGAAAACATTCAAAAGTTAGTTGACTTTATGAATGAAACTGGTGGTAACATAGAAGACTACGTTAAGCTAAACAGAGATTACTCTGACTTAGATAATTTAACGCTGTTAAAAGAATACTATAAGCAAACTAAACCTCATCTAAACGCAGAAGAAATAGACTTCATGATGGAAGATCAATTTTCTTTTGACGAAGAGTTAGATGATGATAGAGATATAAGAAGAAAAAAATTAGCTTTGAAGGAGCAAGTTGCTCAAGCAAAGAACCACTTGGAAAGTGTAAAATCCACATATTACGATGAGATTAAAATGCGTCAAGCGCCTAACGATGAATATCAAAAGGCAATGGACTTTTTTAATCGATATAACAAAGAGTCGGAAGACAACAGAAAAGTAGCTGAGAAACAACACAGCGCGTTTATGAACAAAACTAATAACTTGTTTAACGAAAAATTCAAAGGATTTGAATATAACGTTGGTGACAAGAAGTTTAGATATAACGTTAAGAACGTAGACGGTGTTAAAGAAACTCAAAGCGATATTAACAACTTTGTCAAAAAGTTTTTGAATGAGGATAATGTAATATCAGACGCTAAGGGTTATCACAAAAGTATTTTTACAGCTATGAACGCTGATGCAATTGCACAGCACTTTTACGAGCAAGGCAAAGCAGATGCTTTAAAGCAAAGCGTTGCTAAAGCTAAAAACGTTAGTATGAGTCCTCGCCAGCAATTTGGTGGTGACGTTAATACTAGTAAAATGAAAGTAAGAGTGTTAGGTGATAATTCTTCTGATTTTAAATTTAAAATTAAAAAATAATTAACACTTAAAAATATTTATTATGGCAATTAATGCAGGTGGTAGTTTAAATAGCGTTCCTTCTTCAAGAAAGCAAACGCTATCTAATAACTACCTAGATTTTACGTCTGGTGCAAATGACTGGGCGCAACAATATTTACCAGACCTTATGGAAAAAGAAGCTGAAGTTTTCGGACCGAGAACTATTTCAGGATTTCTTTCAAAAATAGGTGCTGAAGAGGCTATGACAGCTGATCAAGTTGTATGGTCTGAGCAAGGACGTTTACACTTATCTTATACAGGTGAAATTACAGACGCTACTACTGGTGGTGGTGTAGTAACAATCGGTAATGATATTGATGGCCTAGCTGCTGGTGCAAACCACGGTATTCGCAAAAACGATACTGTTGTTATAGCTAGCTCTCAAGGTACTGTTAAAGCTTTAGTTACTGCTGTATCTAACGCTGCTGTTACATGCGCACCTTACGGTGAAGCTAACTTGGACGTTACTTTTGATGCATCACAAGGTGCAAATTCAGTTACTATATTAGTTTATGGTTCTGAGTTTAAGAAAGGTGACAATTACGACGGCGGTTCTTCAAGAGGAGCTAATGAGCCAACTTTCAAGTCTTTTTCTAATAAGCCTATTATCATGAAAGACTACTACGAAGTATCAGGTTCTGATGCATCTCGTATTGGTTGGGTAGAGGTTTCTACTGAAAACGGACAAGGCGGTTACTTATGGTATCTAAAAGCTGAGTCTGATACAAGAGCTCGTTTTAACGACTACTTAGAAATGTCTATGTTAGAGTCTGTAAAAGGTGGAGCTGCTGGTGGTTATACTGGTGGTGCAGTTGACGTAACTGACGATCATCTTTACGGTTCAAACTCAGGAGATGTTACTGGTACTCAAGGATTATTCAACGCTATCGAAGAAAGAGGTAATGTTACTACTGGTATTACTGGTGTTAACGCTGCTACTGACTTAGCTGAATTTGACGCTATCTTAGCTGAATTTGACAAGCAAGGTGCTATTGAAGAAAACATGATGTTTGTAAATAGAGCTACGTCTCTAGCTATCGACGATATGTTAGCTTCTATGAACTCTTACGGTGCTGGTGGTACATCTTACGGTGTATTTGATAACTCTGAAGATATGGCTTTAAACTTAGGTTTCTCTGGATTTAGAAGAGGTTCTTATGACTTCTATAAGTCTGACATGCGTTACCTAAACGATAAAGCTACTCGTGGATCAATCAACGATGCTTATGCTGCTGGAGCTATTAGAGGAATGTTTATTCCTGCTGGTTCTTCATCTGTATACGATCAAACTGTTGGAGCTTCAATCAAGCGTCCGTTCTTACACGTACGTTTCCGCGCTTCACAAACTGACAACCGAAGAATGAAGTCTTGGGTTACAGGATCTGTAGGAGCTGCTACATCTGCTTTAGATGCAATGCAACTACACTTCTTATCAGAAAGATGTTTAGTTACTCAAGGTGCTAACAACTTTATGTTAATGAAGTAAATCACTTTAAGCTACCCTGCCTTCGGGTGGGGTAGTTTTTTTATTAATTTTTTATTATATTATATCATGGCAAAAAAAGAAACAAAAAAGGTTAATGTAGCGCCTGAAATAAAAGCTGCTAATGAAATGGTAGAAGTTGTTATTGAAAAACAAGAACCACCTAAAAAAGAAACAGCTAAAAAAGGCTGGGAAGTAAAAGATAGGTTGTACTATCTTAAAGGTAGACAAAAGCCTATTTCTTATTTGATGAAGTCTGCTAATGTATATTGGTTTGATCCAGAGAAGCAAGTTCAAAGAGAGTTGAAGTACTGTAAAAATCAGCAAACATGTTTTGTTGACGAAATGAAAGGTGACCAAAGACTTTCTCATATTGTTTTTAGAGATGGCAGTCTATTTGTTCCTAAAGAAGAGGTAATACTACAAAAACTACTATCATTATACCACCCTCATAAAGATAAGCTTTTTTATGAGTACAAACCAGCAGTTGAAGCTCAAAGTCAAATAGATGTATTAGAGCTAGAAGCTGACGCTATAGTTACAGCTAGATCTTTAGACATAGATATGGTTGAAGCTATAATGCGAGTAGAAAAAGGATCTGAAGTGTCTAAGATGAGTTCTAAGGAACTTAAAAGAGATTTGCTAGTGTTTGCAAGAACAAATCCAAATCTATTCTTAGAGCTAGCGTCTGATGACAACGTGCAGCTTAGAAACTTTGGTATCAAAGCTGTAGAAGAAGGTATTATTAAATTATCATCTGATCAACGTAATTTTATGTGGGGATCTAATGATAGAAAAATAATGACAGTACCGTTTGATGAGCATCCATATACCGCTCTTGCGCATTGGTTTAAAACTGATGAAGGTATGGAGATATATTCAAACATTGAAAAGCGATTTAACGCGTAATCATCCTATAGTAGAGCAGCCACTCTTCGGGGTGGTTGCTTAACTATAAAAACAAAACATAATGGCAATAAGTGTAGACACAGTATATCAAACAGTATTGGCGCTAGCCAACAAAGAGCAA